TCATGCCAGCCCCGCTTCACACAGCTGCCGCTCGGCCGCGCGGCGCTTGACCAGGCCGGGCAGCTGCTTGCCGCCAGCGTAGGTCCAGCGACTGAGCTCGGCACAGGCGCCGTCGATGTCGCCCGCATTGGCCTTGCGCACCAGGGTGCTGCCGCAAAACGCGCCCTCGCCCACGTTGAAGGCAAAGCTCACAAAGGCGGCCCGCTGGCCGTCCGTCAGCAGTACGCGCACGCAAGACAGGGCATCGGCGTGCAGGGTCAGATCTTTGTAGAGCATCTCCTCGCACTGCTGGCGGGTGTAGGTCTGACCCATCTTGAGCTCGGGGCCGGTGTGGCCGGTGCAGGCGGTGACGATGCCGATCGGATCGCGGTAGCTGCGCAGCACGGTACCTTCGTACTTGGCGACCAGGGGCACGGCCAGCGCGACGGCACCGGTGCCGATGGCGGCAATGAGTTTTTCTTTCCAGTTCATCGGCTTGCTCCTCCTTTGATTGCCGTCCAGAACCCCACGCAGGCGCCGCCCAGCATGACGATGGCGGCCAGCGGCTTGGCCACCTTGCCCACCCAGTTCAGTACCTTGAAGGCACCCTTCATGGCGGTGAAGAACTCCAGCAGCTCCGCCATTTGCTGGTTGCGCTCTTGCAGCTCCTGCGTGACCGCCTTCAAATCGCGCTCAATCGTGGCCATGCGTTCACTCCCTTTGTCGAATCGTTCATTGATCTGCTGGCGTGTGGCCGCCGGCAGCTCGTCGCCGTAGTCGTCCATTCCCTCTCCTTTCTGATTTCGCTTTCAGACTTCGATCAGCACATAGGGCAGATCAGGTGCATCGCCGGCGATGGCATCGCCCTGCACATAGACCTGTGCGCCTTGCGGCAGCTTCAAGGGATTGCGCACCCGCATCACACCGGCACCGGGAAACGCGACCGTGGCCGTGCCGTCGGCATGCGCAATAGAAACCGTGGCCGTGAGCTGTGGCTGATCCGGCAACAGCGACAGCAGGCGGGTGTAGAGGCTGGTGCTCATGCGGCAACCCTTTCGACGGTGAGCTGCTGGCGCACCACGGGCATGGCGGCCGACAGGCGCGTGCCTTTGACCAGGCCGCGCCAAGTGCCGTCGGTGTCGTCCACCTGCAGCAACTGGCCCGGGCGAATCAGCCCCGGCTGGGTGCTACCGGTGAGCAGCGGCAGGGTGATGCTTTGAATCAGCTTGTTGCCCGATGCAGCCAGTTCGGCCAAGCCGCGCTGGCGCGCTGCCAGAGCATCGGTAATCAGCGGGTCGGAGACCTGGCGGGCCAGCAGCTCGCCTGCGGTACCGGCCCGGCGCACATGGCCGAGCACACCGCCCCGGCCGCCGACCACATAGATGGCGTTGTAGGGCGCACGCGGCTCGGGCCGCAGCTCGTCGGTGGTGATGACGGCCGCCGGCATTTGCACATCGGCCTGCGCCTGCGCCCAATCCCATGGCGCCACAGGGTAGCCGGGGGCGATGATCAGCTGCTCGTTGACCGGGTGGCTGCGCAGCACCGCCCCCACGGCGCCGACCACCGAACGCACGGCAGACAGCGGCGTGCCCTGGTGCGACCAGACGCCGCCGGGCACCAGCCAGTCGGACAGCTGCCAGTCCAGCGAGACGCCGGTGTACTCCAGCACCTTGAGCAAAAGCTGCTGGGCCGTGGCCGGTTGGGCCTCGTGCCAGATCTGGGCCGGCATATAGGGCGCACCCAGCAAGGCGGTGACGCTGGCGCCCTGCAAGGCCACGCTGCGCTGGCCGAAGCGCCGGCTGCGGCTGAGCTGCTGCACGGCAAACACAAAGGCAATGCCGTCAACCGTGACGCGAATGCGGGCCGGCAAACCACCAACTGGGGCCAGCTGATCCAGCAGATGCTCGGGGCCGGAGGCCGACAGGCTCCAGCCAAAGCCGTCGTCATCGCTGGCAATGGTCACATTGGTGAGCACCACGGCTTCGCCCGAGGGCAGCAGCTGCGCTTCAAGGGTATGCACTGTCATATAGACCTTCAACAAGGGAATCACAAACTGCGCGCCGGGCTGCGGTGCAGCCTTGCAGCAGACAAACAGCAAATCAGCGCTGGCCGCCCAGGGCTTGCAAAACAGCAGCGCAATGGGCCCGCCTACCAGCTGCTGGTAGCAGTGCTCGGACTCGGGTGGCTTGGGCGGCGTAAGGTTGGAGCGGCCGGGCGGCGGCTTCATGGCTTGCTGATAGCGGGCGAGCTGACCCAGGTGCAGCGGCAAAGACGGCCCCGCCCCATCGCTGATGCCGCGCTGGAGGTGCACGGTGTCTTGCGCTGAGGACTGCAACAGCAGACGGCGGTCGCGCAAACTCTCCTGAAACCGGACAGCCCGAACGGCACCGGTGGGCACGGCATCCTGGGCCGAGGCCTCCAGGGCAATGCGCACCAGTCGGCCCTCTTGCCAGCGGGCCAGCAGCGCCGGTACCGCCAGATGCTGGGCCTGCTCAAACGCGGCGGCCTTGGCCAGACTGAGGTGCTGGGCGCTCTGCCAGGCAGCGCCAAGCTGGGTGCGTAACGGCCGGGCATCCTCAGCAGTGGCCGTCCATCCAGCCGGCAAGACATGGGTCTTTTGCCAGCGGGCGTGCCAGCCAGCTTCAAACGGCTGGGATTGCTGGGCACTGGCTTGCACCTGGGCCACCACGGGCCGGGACGTGTCGGTGTTGTAGCGCACGGCGCCCTGGCAATGCACACCAGGCATGCGGCCAGCAGCGAGCAGGTCTTTGCGCACATGGACCAGGGCACGGACTCGCAAGCCCGGCAGGCGCGCGGCCATGACCAGAGCCGCATCAGTCACCTGTCCGCCGTCGCCGTCATCGCCAAAGACCAGTTCAACGGGAGTGCCGGACTTGAAGGGTCGACTGAAGACCAGGTGGACACCGGGCAGAGGGGCTTCCGCGTCGTCACCAAAGACTAAATCCGCAGGGTTGCCTGGCTCAAACGCTCGGTTAAAAACAAGGTCTTTTTCCGGCATCAGTCGATCCGCGTCTCGCCCAGGATGGCCTTGCCGCCCGCATAGAGCTGGGTGCCAGTGCTGCCCAGCAGCTTGAAGTGGCCCTGACCCGCTTCGTCCGTGACTTGGCCACGTCCTACCAGCTGGCCGTCGCTGGTCGCCCAGACACCCATGGCGGCCTGGCCGCTGGCCAGGATCATGTCGCCGCCGCCATTGGCCTGGGTCAGCAGCAAATAACCGCCCTCCACGATCTGGCCGCAGGGCTTGGTGAGGGTCAAAGTCACCAGCAGCTGCTCATTGGCGTCATAGAGCGCGATGGTCGACGGACCCGGACCAGAGTCAGCAAACGTGACCGTGGCTTGCAGACGCGCTGCAGCATGCGCCGCAGAGATCGTAAATTCAGGCAGGCCATCGCTCATGGGGTGATCTCCGGCGTGATGCCATCCGCAATGACGGCCCGGAAGTTGTGCTCGTGGTCGTAAGCGATCACGGTCCAAGTCTGCAGCTCGTCGATATAGCGGAAGTCATACCCTCCGGTGACCGCATCGCTCCAGGCCTCGCGCACCACCAGGCCGTCACGCTCGCGCACCAGGCGCACTTTGCGCTTGAGTGGTGTGTTGGCCGGGTCGGTCTTGCGTTGCACCGTGCCGTACACGCGACCAATGCCTTTGCCCAATACGCCGGTAAACAGGTCTTTGACAGTGCCTGACACCACGCTCTGGTGAATTACCTTTGAGTGGCTCGGCCTGTCGTACACCAGGGCCGGGCTGCTTCCAATAACTGTCGCGCGGCCTGGGTATATCGTCGCCGCGCCAGGGTCCTGAAACGGCAGGTCTGTGATGTCGATCTGCGTCGTGGTACCGGCCGGTAACTCGAGGTTTGCCGCCTCGGCAGACCCAGGGGCGCTAAACACCTTGAACAGAACCAACTGGTCTACGGCATTGAGTATGAGTTGGGCACGCCCAGGGGACAGGCGCATGGCAAAGTTCAGAACGAATACCTCCGATTGGTATTGCCTAAACCTGCCCGCGAGGATCGTTTCCTCTGCCGATTTCTGCACCTTCACGAACTCGGAACGGCAGTCAGCGTTCGGGTGGAAGGTAAAAAACACAGAGGCCGGCGTACCGAAGGCGTGCATGCGGCCTACTCCTGCGTAGCCGACAGGCACGGTATTCGTGTTTTCTGGCGCGGCCTCATACAAGCCCAGGCCGCCCTCGCTGGCAAAACACGCGACAGGGGACACCCCAAGGGCAGATCGCGCCAGGGATAGCACAAAGGCTGCGTCATCCGCATCTAAGGCTTGCAAAGTGCCACTGCTTGGCAAGTCTAGTTCTGCGGCCCAAGCGTTGTAAGCAGCGTCTGTTGTCGTGCTCGCAGGCGTAGAGTGCAAATCAAACTCGATGGTGCCGACGTTGATGCGCGCCATGGGTCAATACTCCCAGGGGCCTGTGATGTCGATAAAACTGATCCCCAGGCTCGACGATGGGTACGCAATTGAACTAGAGCCGCAACCCACAGCTAGCAAATTGCGACCGGCAAGCCAGTTCGCACCGACCATTTTTGTCAACGGCGAAATGTAGGCTCCCACGTTGCTTTGCGGCACTGTGTACAGCCCAGGCACAACCCCTCGGGGCGTGCTGCCTTCAAGCATCAAGCGGCGAGAAAGTCTCAATCCTCCGTCTATCCCACTGGGGAATGGTCCGAATGTTGAGTCCCCGCCAGACATATAGGTCACCCCCCCGATTTCCCCTCTGCTTTCTAACCCGAAGGACGAACCCATGCCGGTGTAATTGCGCGGGGCAAATTGGTATGCAACCGCCCCATGGTCGCACGTACCGTTGATTTGGTCGTAGCTCCCCCCAGGGGCGCAGCCAATCGTAAAAGCGTAGGGGTCCCCGCCCGGTCTGTAGGCCTGGAAGTCTCCGATAAACACCGTTCGACCTGTTTCCGTCCCAGGCGAATTCGCCGACTGCCCGACGATGTTGATGTATAGACTGCGGTCGTTGGCTGCGATCCTCCACTTCACCGCTGATGTGTTCGCTGAAGCGGATTTATTGATCCAACCGCCCCCGTTCAGTTGAGAGTCCAGGGGGAACAAACCCCCTCCGGTGTTGATATCCGACATGGATTCGTAACCCCGCAGGCGTGCACTGGTAGGGTCCGAACCTGTGTCGTCGACCCGTACAAACATCTTGGTGCTTTGCACATTCGGGCTTTGATAGGCTGCCAGGTTGGCCCCCTCAAAAGCCTTGGTCCAGCCGGCCGGCGCCATCTTGAAACTGACCGAGCCCGCGACCGCACCATCCGGCAGCGCTGTCTTGAACTCCACCCAGTTGCTGCTGACGGCCGTGACCTTTTGCTCGCCGCTGAGCCCTGCCGGGGTAGCACCCGCCACCAGAATGACGGCATCGACTTCCGCCCCACTCTTGCCGCTGGCAAAGTTCAGCCGGCACACGCCGGCCGTGACCGTGGCGCTGTCCACGGCCTTGAGGCCCCAGCCGGTGACCAGGCAGGCATCGAGTACGGCAATCAGGCTGCCGGCCACACCGTTGAGTACGGGAGCGCCGGCCATGGCGCTGTAAAAATGTTTGACCGAGGTATCGACAGGGGATGCCATGGTTTGATCTCCAGAATGCAAGGGTTCAGGCGGACTGCGGGCGGTTCACATCGCCGCGTGCCAGCAAGGAAAAGCGGTGCTCGATGCCGGTCTCGGGGCCGGGCTGGATGGTGCGCACCACCCAGAAGGGATAGATGGCGCCCACGGTGTTGATGCGCAGGATGTTTCCGGGAATCCAGCCCTGACCCCAGCCCAGCGCCTTGATCAAGAAATACGGCTTGCCGGTGGTGGGGTTGAGGGGCGCACAGTCGGTATTGATGTCGCCCGTGGCGATGATCCCCACATGCTCGCCAATCACCCGGAACTGCGTGCTGCTGGTGAAATGCAGCGCCCAGCGCTCGGTAGTAGCGCCGGCATTGGTGACCAGAATCGGGGTCACGGACTCGTCATAGCCGGCCACGGCGGCCGCACCCTGCAGGGCATCGGACCAGGTGGCGCTGTCCCAGGTGTTCTGGTCAAACGCTTCACTCACCCGTGCATGGCGGTCGCCGGATGCGAGGGCGCTGGAGACATAGGTGCCGGCCAGTGGATAGTCATGGGTCAGCGCCCGGTTGAAAGTGATCTCGCCCGAAATCTGCACGTCCGTGGCCACAGCCATGTCTTCGATGCGGTCCTCGATAGTGAGCGGCATGGTCATGGCCGAGACATCGGTGAAGGTGACCGTGCCGGCTTCGAGATCCACGCTAAAGCCGGTCTGCAGATTCTTGCCATTCGCATCACGCACCACCACACGGGACAGGCGTACCCGGGCCAGGTTGATGACTTGACCGTTGCTGACCACCAGCTGGCTGCTGGTCTTGGTGTGGCCGACCACGCACAGCGAGCCCGGCCGAAAGATGGGCACCTTGCCGTCGCTGGGCAGGCGCACCGGATCGATGCCGATCAGGTCAGCATCCATGGGCAGATAGGAATAGGCCACGCCCGAGTACCGCAAGGCACTGGCCACCACGGGCTGGGGCTTGAAGATCTTGCCGTCGCTCTGGACGTTGTCCGGGTTGAACCAGGGCTCGCCCTCATTGCCGCCTGCAACCACCAGACTGCCAAAGCCCAGACGTACCAGGCCGGTGTCGTAGTCCACGGTCCCGGTCGCGCCGGGCGCCGAGATTGCACCGTCAATGCCTGCCGTGACGTTCTGCGAGCCGCCGCCGGCGCGCGGCACTTGCACCGTCAGGGAACCCGGGCGCAGCGGAGCCGCAGCCGTGCGAAACACATAGGCGCTGGAGATAGCCTCGCCCAGGGTGGTCACACAGCTGGAGCGGCGCAGCTGATTGGCATTGCTGGGAGTCCATGCGGTCAACACCAAGCGGCCGGTGGCATAGTTGATGGAGCCACGCGTCACAAAGCCAGCAGCGGTCAGCACACGCAGCACGCCACGACCGTCATCGCTCCAGGGCTGACCACTGGCGGGCATCAGCAGCACCGAGCTCGGCACCACCGGCGCTTGCACGCCGGTGACCAAGTCAAACTCGGGCGCAAACGTGACCTGCAGCGTACGGCGGGTGGCACTGCCCGTGGCCCGGAAACGCAGCTTGACGACGCCGCTCTCATCATTCGGAAAGATGCTGGGCGCATTGACGTACTCCATCCCCGCATAGTTGAGGCGATACCTGGCCGCCTCGCCAGAGAAACCGCCACCACTGACCTGGCTGGTGGAGTAATGAGGCTTGGGGATTTTGATGGTGACATCGGGCAGAAAGTCCACCGCGCCCGTCGAATAGGTCACCGTACCCACCTGGGTGCCATTGAGCATCAGCTTGCCGGCGCCGTCATCACGGGCAATCTGGGTGGGATCGACCAAGCTCACGCCCATCTCGGTGAGCTGGGCGCGGGTGTAGGTGCCCAGCACGCTCTGGTCGGTCAGAGTGTTCCACTCCACCTCCACCGTGAAGGGCTGCAAGCCCCCCTGCCCGGCCGAGACCACCAGACGCCCCTGGCCGTTGCGCGAGGGATGGGCCAGAGTGACTTCGACGGCCGGGGCCGTATCCACAGTGACATCGAGCACCGTGCCCACGGCGGGCAGCAGCTTGGGAGCAAACAGAACCTCGCTGCGGCCTACCCTCACCTCGCCCGTGGCATCGCCCTGCAACTGCCAGGCCGCCGTGGCCGTGGCCGTGCGCTGGGTGACACCGTCCAGCCACTTCACTTCAAAGGCCCCGGGGTACAGCGCCTGGCCGGCGGGCAGCGGCAGCGCAATCGTCTGGCTGATCAACAGATCGACCACCGGGTGCACGGTCTCCTGCGTGGGTACGCCCCACTGGATAACGATGGAGCTGCCCACATCGGGCAAGGCGCCCAGGGTGATGACATAAGCGCCTTCATCGGCGTTGTAAGTGCCGGCACCAAAGCTGGAGTCAGTTCCTCGCAGCGCACCATTGCCGGCATCCGCCAGCGTGTACCAGCGACCCTGAGCCCGGTAGGAAAACGACAGCGTGCCGCGTGCCGCTGTGGGCGTGATAAAGCCGGTATAGCTCTGGCTGCGGGTCTCGGGCGTGATGCGGATCTCGCTGGACTGGGGCATGCGCTGCAGATAGGCGGCGGGCCGGTAGCTGATGGCCTTGCTGCCGCCATAGCTGCCAGCGCTGACGGTCACCACGCCGTTGGCATAGTCCACCGTGCCGATCTGCTGGGTGCCCGACATGAGCAAGCCACCGGCATCCACAAAAGTGACGCCGCCTAGCGTGATGCGCAGAGAGGCTGGCGTAATACCGCCGGGCAGCACCAGGCTGGTGGCCACGCTCCAGTCCTGCGAAGTAGAAAATGCCACCTCGGCCGCACCGGGCACGGGCAGACCGGCAGCCGCGTACGGGATAGCGGCCGGGATCGGCGTCTCGCTCTGAGCCGAGGGCACGATCTGGGTCATGATGGTCTTGGCGATGACCGTGAAGTCGCCCAGGGCCGCAGCCTTTTGCAGCGGGGTGACGCCCACATAGCTCCCGGCATCGGCCACCACGGTGTCGCAGACACGGGCGGCATTGTCGAGTCGCGTGAAGTTGCGACTGGCAGATGTGCCCTTGAAACCGTAGCGCAGCGCATCGGACAGATCGAGCGTAACCACCAGCGCCTTGAAGTCTTTGTCCTGGTCATAGGTGAAGGTGCGCTCCAGGGAGACGACCCGGGTCACGCGCACGTATTGCTCTTGCGCATTGCTCTGGCCCTCGTTCTGGGTCAGCACCAAGGTCTTGCCTACGGCGGGCAGCTCGGTGCCCGGGCGTTGAAAAATCTGAATCGCCCGCTGGCCTGCGAGAGCGTCTGAGTAGAGATAGCCGCCCCATTCCACTCCCTTATTCAGATAAGCCTCCAGCCGGGCCTGCGCCTGGGCGCGGGTGTCGTAAACGCCATCGGTGGCAAACAGGGTGATGGAGATATTGGGATCGGCCGGCGGCTCGGCAACGATGACGTTGCTGCCCTGATAGGTGTCGGTGTCGTCGGTGCGCACGGCCACAAAAGACTGGCGCATATTGGCGCGGCCGAGGGCACGGTCCATCTGGCTGACATCGGGCATCAGCGCGTTTTCTTTACCGTCCTCGATCTCGATGGCCGATGGGCCGCCACCGCCCTCGGGTACGTCGTCCATGACGCGGCTGGCCAGCAGCTGGATATCGCCTTGCTTGATGGGCATCTATTTCTTTCTCAAACCGTGATCAGCCGCAGCGTGGCGACATAGGGGTAGTCGGCAGGTGGCAACTCGGGCCGCGCAACCGGTTTGGCGCTGACCGGGTTGTCGGGCGCAAACTGCACGCTGAAGCTGCGCCCGTCGGCCAGGACCAGCGGGTACTGGGCGCCGGGCTCTTGGGCCAGGGCCTGCACGGCCAGCAGGGTCTGACGAGCGATCCAGCCCTGGTCTTCCACCGCCTGCAGCGTGATGGGCCGGCCCTCGATCACCGCCATGGCATCAATGACCAGGGCGCCGGTGATGGAGCGGTCTACCGTTTTAGCGACGGCAGACCAGTCGAACTCATCCACCCACAACATGCCGCGCGGCAATTCGATCTCGTTGAGCCAATGTCCGGCCATGACTACCCTCCTCTGAGCTGGGCCGAACGCTCCAGCTCTTGCATGAATTGCTGTGTTGCCTCGCTGCCCTGCGCATCGGTGCCCCAGGCATAGGAGCGACCGTTGAGATACACATCGTGGCGATGGGTGATGACCGGCTGAGACGGCGCTGGGGCAGGCGAAGGTGCGGGAGCTGGCGCGCTAGGAGTACTTCCAGGCACAGGTATTCCGGGCGGCATCGCAGGCTTGCGCACAGACTCCTTGCGCTCCTTGTCGGCAGCGTTACGCACGGCCTGCTGCAGATCCAGCCCCTTCTGCGCTTCCTTGACGGCAAACTCGGTCAGGTCGTACTGGTACATGCCCAGCTGGCCCTGGGCCTTGGTCTGAAACGGGTTGTCCTTGGCGTACTGGGTTTTCCACTGATCCCACCAGGCATCCAGCTCCTTCTGGCTCTGGAAGGTCGGCACCAGTGCCAACGGTCCAGACTTTTGCTGCATGACCGAGTCGGAGCCTTTGACTCCAGCATTGCGCGCATCCAGGGAATGACCAGAAGGGTTCTGGCCGCCCACATTGCGGCTTTGATGGCTGAAGCTCTCCAGCGCTTGGCCTGCATTGCTGACTGAGCTGGCCACCCGCTCAAAGTCGGCCGCCATGGAGCTGGTGACTTTCTTGGTGGCCTTGTCGGTATTGACCAGCGCCTTGCCCGCATCATCCAAAGCGATTTCGTAGCCCTTGACTGCAGCTTGGGTCTTGAGCCATTCAGGCGCAATGCCGCCATTGGCTGCAATCACTTTGTCGGCCATGGATTTCCAGGCCTCGGCAATGCGCATGGGCGGCTGCTGGCCATCTGTTTCCAGGCGATCAAACGCCGCCTTGGCCTGGCTGGCCATGCGCTGCAGATCCTCATTGGTGGTCAGACCCAGATCCTTGTACGCCTGCTCCACCAGTGCCGTCGCTTTTGCGGCATCCGCTGCTGAGCCGGCCAGGTTGCGCTGAATCTTGTCGATTTCCAGCAGTGCTTTGGCCGCGGCCTGCACATTGCCGCTGGCAATCAGCTGCTGATATTCATTCTTGAGCAGCTTGACCGACTCGGCGGCCATGCGGTCGGCCTCGGCCTTGGCTGCCGCATCCTTGGCGGCTTTGGATGCCGCCTTGCCCGTGGACTCAATGGCCTCGGCCACCTTCTTCAGCTCGGCTGCCGATGTCGTGGCGGCGGCCGCAGTCTCGCCAACTTCCCCGGTCAGCCCGGCCCATCCATCCCGGGCCGTTTGCGCACCGTCTGCCATGGCCTGAAACGCCTCTTGCGACTTTGCGGCCAGCGCTTCGGAAGAAGCCCAGGTTGCCTCGGCAGACAAGCGCGCATCTTCTGCAGCCTGGGCCCAGGCCTGGGAGACGGCACCAAAGGTGATCTTGGATAGGCCTTCGTACAAATAGGCCAGACCGCTCTGGATATTGCTGGCCACGCCGGCGAAGGCTTCGCCCACCTTGTAGATCACAGCCATGACGCCGTTGACGCCCGTCGTCATCACGCCCCAGGCCAGCTGCATGCTGTTGCCGGCATTGGTCGCGTACTGGCCGATGCGCTGCAGGGTCTCACCCGTCTCGCTGGCAAACACCTGCAGCCGCAAGATCACCGCATCAAAGTTGACATTGGCCGCAAACGCCTGAAAGTACTTGAGCCCGCTTTCAAATGCGGTGGCCAGGGTCTGGCCGAACTTAGCAATCGTGCCGTCCTCAAGGCCGCGGCGAATAGCGGCCGTGAGCTCATCCACACCCTTGCGCACCACGGGCAATACAGGCGTGTTGAGCGCTTTTACCGCTTCTCCCCAAACACTGCCAAGACCCGTCAGGGAACCTTGCAGGTTGTCCGACATGATCTTGGCAGTCGCCTCAGCACTGCCGCCTGCATCCTTGAGTTTTGCCGTCAGGGCATCGAGCGAGCCCATACTCTGGTTGAGTAGCGCTCGCAATGCAGGGCCAGCCTCCAGGCCAATCGCGTTGATGGCTTTTTCGCCGTCCTTGCCCTTGGCAGCCAGCTGGTGCAGTGCTTCTTCAAAGTTGGTGGTGACAATACCGGCCGCGCCAAGCTCTTTGCGAAACGACGACAGCGGATTCTGAAACTGGCTCAGGATGGAGTTCAGCGCCGTACCGGCACGGCTGGCGTCAATGCCCGCATCGGCAAACTTGCCGATGATGGCCACTGTGCTTTCCAGGCTCAGGCCCAGCGAGTTCGCCACGGGCGCCGCATAACTCAGCGCCTGAGCCAGGCCGTCCACGCTGGTGTTGGTGGCGTTGGCACCCTTGGCCAGCACATCGGCCACACGGCCGGCATCTTCAAATGCCAGGCCCATGCCCATCACGGCCTTGGTCACATACTCGCTGGCCGTGCCCAGTTCGATGTCGCCGGCCTGGGCCAGGGCCAGCACTGCAGGCAAGGTCTTGATGGCGTCGCCAGCACTCAGACCGGCCTTAGCCAGATTCTCCAACGCACCCGCAGCCTGCACCGAGGTGAACTTGGTGTTGCTGCCGGCGTCCTGCGCCGCCTTGGTCAGCGCCGCCATCTCGGCGGCCGAGCCTTCGGTCGCCGCCTTGACCCGACTCATGGCACCTTCAAACTCGGCCGCGCCCTGAATACCGCTGGCGAAGGCCTTGATGCCCAAGTAACCCACGATGGCCAGGCCCACAGCCTTGGCGTTTCTCTCCAGGCGGCCCAGCACCGCAGACGCATTGTCCTTGGCGTTGATGACGATCTGAATGGGCTTGAATGCCATGGTTATGCGGTGCGGGAAAGAGTGAGTACTTCGGTTTGCGCTGCAACCAGCAAAAACAGGCCGCAGTGCAAACCGCCCCGGCGAACCGGGAGGTTTGGTTAAGTGATTTAGGGGATCAGCGCTGCACGGCCGTCCACATAGACGGCTTCGCCGTTGTCGGGCTTGAGCACTTCCACATCCAGGCCGATCTGGCTGTAGTCGTTGCCGTCCTGAATCAGCGGCAGCTCGCCCGTGGGCGACAAGGTGACGCTGGGGAAGAACCAGTCACGGTTGGCGCCATGGGCGTTGTCGGCAATCAGCTGCAGCGCGCCTTTGAGGTCGGTGCCGTTGCCCGACTTGATGCGCTCCCAGCTGACCTGCGCGCGGGTGTAGCCCACAGAGACGGCGGTGGCCGCAGCAATGGCGCCGCCCTCCACGATCTGCAGTAAGCCCAGGCTCACGTCCACCAGGTAGTCCTTGTCCACCTCATAGGTGGTTGCGTCGTCTTCGCTCTTGAGCACCACGACGCTGATGTTTCGGGCACCGGTGGGGGCCCCCGGCGTCACGCCCAGCTGGTAAATGCGGCCGGGCTCGACCGTGTGCTTTTCTGCGGTGACAGCGCCAGAAGCCTGGGTGTGCGTCTCCACCGTGCCCGACAGAAACAGACCCAGATTGGCAGAGCTGATGTTGTCCGTGGTCAGGCCGGCCTTGCGGGTCACCTCGATCAGGATCTCTTCATCCTTCTCGCGCAGACCGCCTTGCGAGCTGTAATGCGGCGCCTTCTCACCTTCAACGCTGAGCGAGAAGCCCGGGCAGTTGCCGAACTGGCGCCCGCCCAGGCGCTTGCCGTCGGCATCGAACGGATAAAAGACAAGGCGTCCACGGGGAATCTGGTATTCCTTTTTGACGCGGGGCAAAGCAGCCATGGTGCTCTCTCCTAATAAATGATGGGTTGACGCCGGACTCAAACGTCCAGCGACTCAAAGACCGAAACGCAGGTGAACTCCACCGAGTAGCCCACCAGCCCGGCATCGCTGAACTCGGCTTCGCGCACGCCGGCCACCTTCAGCTCCGACCAGGTACGGCCGCCGGCAGACACAGGCTTGAAGCCATGCAGACCGCCAATCACCGCCGTCATCGCCGCATCCAGCTCTGCAGCAGCCTGGGCGCTGCGCTTGGCCACCAGCACGCAGGACCAGCGCGGCTCCAGCTGTGCCGCTTCACGCGACACATCGCCGGGCGCCGCGCCCACCATGCGGATCTCGATGGCCGGGACTTGCGAACGATCGCAGTGCTCGGAGGCACCGCGCAGATGCCAGCCGGCCAATACGGCCAGGGTTTGCAGGCGGGCTTTGAGGACAGATTCCAAAAGCAACATGGCGATCAGTTCAAAAAGACGATGGGGAAAGTGGCCCAGCCGCTGGCGTCGGCCACCACAGGCCCGGTCACCTCGCAAGGCTGGCCCGCCAGCACCAGGGCCGTGCTGCCCTCGGCAATGCCGGGGGCGTTGGCAACGCACATGGCCACGGTCTGGCGGTCGGTGGTCACGGCGTGGTCCAGATAGCCATCCAGCGGCGTGCGATTGAAAATCACGCCGAAGGACTGGCCGCCCTGCCAACTGGCCGTGGCATTGGCCAAGGTCTGGCTGATGCCCTGATTGATCAGGGCATCCACAGCGGCGAATGGGGCAAGGTTTGCCTGCATACCGATGAGCCCGTTCATGCCTTGCGCTTGGCACGCTGCAACATGCCGGGGCGGGTGCACATGAACAGCGGGTAGCTGTACACCTCGGGGCGCACAAAGGCCTGGCGTGCCAGGTCGGGCACCACCATGGCATATACGTCCTGGCCGGGCGTGTTGACGAAGGGCAGAAACTCCGCTGGCGAGAAGCCCGCCTTGAAGGCATCAGGCGCACCCACCGGGAAGAACTGGCATTCGTCGTTGTGAACGGCCACAGTGCTCTTGTCGTCCGTGCCCCGGTAGTTGATGAACAGAATGTTGCCGTAGCGGAACGAGCCAAAGGCCTGCCCCACCTCATTGCGCAGGTCGTTCGCTTCCTGCTGGTTCAGGTAGGTGCTGCGGGTTTCGGCGTTGCTGGTCAGGTCGTCAAAGAAGTTGTCGCCACACAGGCCCACGGCATAGGTCTGGCCAGGCAGCCAGGCTCCGTGGCTGCCGCGCATCATGGAGCGAATGACGTCATTGCACTTCACGCGCACGTTGCCCTCTTCGGCCACGGCAGCGGGAAAATCGAAATTGATGATGTCGGGGCGAGCAATTCCAAACTGCTCAAACCAGTCATACAACTGGCTGCCATCCGCATCCATCACCTTGCCCTGCACGGCGCCCAGGCGCATGTGCTCGTGCGTCAGCTCCACGGCGGCGCGCAGGCCGGTCTTGCCGTTCATGATTTCGGCCACCTCGTTCTGCACGGCCTGCATTTCGCTGGTGCTGCCAAAGGCGCGGATGTTCTGCACCTCAGCCGCGTACAGCGTCTTGCCGCGCGCAATGCGCGTGGTGGCAAAGTGACGAATGTCACGCTTTTCACTCTTGCCTTCTTCAAGGGGAGCACCGCGCTCGCTGGTGGGAATCAGCGACAGCACGCCGCCCTTTTGCTCCACGGCAATCGTGGTGGTGCGCACGCGGTCGGGCGTGAAGATGCCCAGTTGCCCCAGCAGTTGCGGCGCATAAGGCGCTTGCTGGATGGCGGTGGAGAGAGACGTCATATTGAATGCGCCGTGCGTGAAGACGTTCAGATCGGCCATGTGTTGTGCCTTGTTCTTTCTGCGCGCCTTAGCGCGCCACAATGCCCACGGCGGCCAACTGGGCCAACGCGGCGGTTTTCTGGGGTTGGGTCATGCCTGCGGGCCAGGCCAGCTCATGCGCGGCCACTTCTGCATCGCGGGCGGTGATAACGGCGGCGTGGGCAGCGGCGGTGCTGTCCACTGCGGCAAACAGCACGGCAATGGCGGTCTGGCTGCCGTTGTCGTTGCTGGGGCTTACAGCCGTGTATTCGCCACTGGTAGTGACCTTGCCCAGCACAGCGCCGGGCAACAGGGTCTGGCCTTGCGCGATAGTGACTACTTCGCGCGAGCGGGTGCCGTTGGCTTCGCTGACCAAATAGCAGGCGGTGCCGGGGCCGAGTGTTTCCATGGGGTGTGCTCCTGTTGAATGAGGGTGAATCAGCGCTTGGCATAGCCGAATGCCTGGCCCCAGCCCGCTTCGGTCTGGGCGCTGGCGGTGGTTGCGCTGTCAGGCGCGGCAGCTTCCACGCCCGAGACATTGGGGTTGCCCATGGCCGCCATGGCCTGGGCAAACGGGTTGGCTGGCGCACCAGCAGTGGCCGCTGCGGCCGTCACTGCGGCTACAGGTGCCACATCCAGAAAGCCCTTGGCCTGCTCGGCACTCAGGCCCGTGCTGATGCACTGCTGGGTAATGGCCGGGTTGGCCGATGCATTGGCATGGCCCAGGATGGCCGCCACGCGCGCACGCTCGGCGGTGGCACCTTCGGCGCGGGCTTGCTCTAGGCTGGCCTGGGCCGGCTCGGCCTGTACAGGTGCAGTAGCAGTCGTAGTGGTTGCCTCAGCGGGCGCAGCCGCCGCCGGTTTGATGGTTTGGGTGTCACCCATAGAAGCTCCTTCAAGTTGATAAGACAGTCCCGCGCCTGCGGGGTAGCTGCGGGAACGGCGGGCGGCCAGTTCGGCAATCACGGCGTCGGCCGCGCCAATGCGGTCAGCCAGGCGCGCAGCCACTGCGGCCACGCCCCGATAAACCGAAGCACGCGTATCGCGCACGGCCTGCTCGGTCATGCCCCGGTGCTGGGCCACGGCGTGGATGAACATCTGGTACAACCCCTCGATGTCGGCCTGCAGGTTCGCGCGCACCGCATCGGGCAAAGGCTGGTAGGGGTTGCCGTCCACCTTGTGGTCGCCAGCAAAGATGTGAGAAACGCTGATGCCCTCGTTGGCCAGTGCGCGGCTGAAATCCACATGGCGCATCACCACACCAATCGAGCCCACATACGACGTGGCCGAAAGCACCACCTCATCGGCCGCGCTGGCAGCCAGGTAGGCAGCACTGGCGGCCATGCCGTCGGCCACCGCCACAATGGGTTTGCTGCCGCGTGCGGCGTAAATGCGCTCCGCCAGCTCGAAGGCGCCGGATACCTCGCCACCCGGGCTGTCCATCACCAGGGCAATGGCATGCACCTCGCTCTTGGCCAAGGCGTCTTCCAGGTCGGCGGCCAGGTCGTTGTAGCCAATCAGCAAGCTGCTATCGGCCTCCAGCCGGGTGCGGTGCACCAGGCCGCCCATGGCGCTGATCACGGCCACGCCCTCGGTGACGCGGTAGCCGCGCTCGGTGCGCTCGCCCTTGCGGGTGGTAAACATCTCGGCGGGCAAGGCCGCGCGGGGGCTGATGGCGGCTGCATCGATCTGCAAGCCATCGGTGCCAAGCAGCCGCTGGCCCAGGCCGGCAATGATGGCGTCCAGCTTTTGCGGGTGCAGCAGCAGCGGGGTGTTGAACAGGCGGTCGGCCAGATGCGGGTAAGGTCGGCTCATGGCGCATCCTTTTGGGCGGCTGCGCCCTCTTCCTTGTCGCCAGCGCTATCGGCGGTGCTGGCAATCCAGGTGGTGGCCATGGGGCTGACCAGGCCCAGCTCGGCACGGCGCTCGGCTTCAATCTTTTGCTGGTGCAGCACCTCTTCCCAGTCCAGGCCCTGCTCTGCGCATTCCTGCTCCAGGGTGGAAACGCCAATCTCCAGCCGCAGCTTGGCCGCGGTGATTTCCTTGACTGGGTCCACCCAGCCCTTGCCGCCAAACACAAAGCGGCAGCGGGTATAGGCATAGCGGTTGGCGTAAAAACCGGGCGCGTCAATCACGCCCGCGTTCACCGCCTCTTCCAGCCACAGCTCAAAAATGGGCTTGAGCCAGGTGCTGGTCAGCCAGCGGCGGCGGCCGTGAAAGTAGCGCCAGGCCTCCAGCAGCGCAGCGCGGGCGCTGCTGTAGTTCACTTTGCTGAAGTCTTTGGCAAACAGCTCATACGGCAGGTTCATGCCTGCGGCAATGCGCCGCTCCACTGACTGCATGAAGGCCTCAAACGCCACATTGGGGCGGCCGGGCGTAAACGACTGCAGCCTGGCACCCACGGGCAGCGGAATCACCGCCCCAGCCTGCAACTTGCCAATGCTGCGCGACTGCTTGACGGAGTCTTTCCACGCATCGCGCGGCTGGTCGCCAAACAAGGCGGCAGAAGATTCCTGGTCCAGATCCGACTCCAGAAATGCCGCCACCAGCGAATTGGCCAGGCTGGCCTGCAGCTCGTTCTGGGCGTACTTGCCCGCCATATGAAACTCGCGCATCACCGCGCTCACGATGGGCTTGCCCCGGCTTTGGCCCGTGCGCTCTTTGGAATGCAGATGCACCACACGGCGGCGGCCCCAGGGCGTGAAGGCGGGCACGCGCTCCCAGCGGTTCAGGTCCATGGATTCATCGCCGCGCAGGTACAGCGCATCACCCGGGTGCGCTGCCTGAAAGTGGTAGGCCACTGGCGCGCCCTCGCGGTCAAACTCCACACCCCGGCGAATGCGGGCCATGCCCTGCAGGTGGGGCGGTGTCTCCAGCCGGTCGGCCTCGATCACGCTCAGCCGTGTGGCCCAGGGACTGTCTGGCCGGGGCAACCATTTGGGAATGGCCACCGCATCGCCGTTGATCATTTCGCCGCCCAGGGCCAGCACCGTCAGGCCCAGCAAATCCAGCGTGCGGGCCGCATCGCAATCCGTCGTGTCGGCCCAGCTACGAAAGTGCGCCTCTACCTTGTTGCCCCATTCACGGGCCCGCTCGGGGGTCCAGCCCAGCAGGCGGTAATCGGGCAAGGCAGACAGGCGCAGCACCGCTCCCACCACGTTATCGCGGTGGGTTTGAATGCCGCCGGCCATCAGCCCGTCATTGCGGGCCAGGTCTCGGCTGCGGCTGGTCAGTGTGTCCAGCTCGGGGAGTAAGTCTGCATCGGCACTGCCCGCAAACGGCTGCCAGTCACGCAGGGCCAGATCGGTGTGCGATGCACCCTGGTGGGCAGACATGGCCGCCCCGCCCTGCACAACAGATGCACGGGCGCGGCTTTGTCGGTTCTGGCGTGTGCTGCGGCCCATGCTTACACCAGGTAGATGGGCTTGCGCGCTGGCTGGCCGGTACGGCGCAGCAGCTCGGCGTTGATATCGTCAATGGCGCGGCGCAGCTGCGTCGTATCGGCATTGAACTGCACGGAGCGTGCGCCCACGCCGTCGGTGCTGTGGCTGGCCTGCGTGGGGCCGGTCAGGCGCGCATCGATGGCGGCCAGATAACTGTCGCGCCGTGCGGTGAGCTGTTCGGTGGTGAGGTGGCTGTAAAGACCCATGCACCGATGGTCGGCGGATGGTTGCGACAAGTCACTGCGACATATGTCTCTAAATCATGTCGCAGCTGTCAATCGCTTATGCAGCAATAACATCAACAATCAAATTGATAGCAAAGTTAAGATGCGCGGCAACAGAAAACAACGCAGAGGGAGCAATGAACAACTATTACCGAATCGCTGCACGGTACTTTGAACAATTTGAAGGAGCGAAGTACTTTCCTAAATGGTGGAATTGGAGGTCGATCCTTCTTGCGCTGTCATTGGTCGCATTTGGCTCCGCCATCTACTGGTACTTTTTCGCCAGCTCACCTGCTCTCCTAGATAGATGGCCGGTGCTAGTTCCTGAGTTGGTCGCCATCCTCGCCTCTTACTCGATCATCGCCTACAGGAATAAAGGTTTGCTTGCAGACCTTCCAGACGATGAGAACGTTGAAAGAGAATTAAAAGTTCACCACGCTAAACGCAAGGCGTTGATCAAGCTAACAGATAGCAAACCCTCTGAGTTCCTTCAGTTGCTTGATGAAATCAAAAAGCTACAAGCGCTGGAACAAGAACTGCGCTCCAAAATAGATCCAAGCTTTTGGAAGACTTTTTGGAACTTCGTTAACCATCCACTACTGCCAAAAGTAGGCGGCTTGTTGCTGATCGCGATTGGAATTGCTTTTGGCAAGGTTGAGAACATCACCAATCTCAATCCTGAGCGGTTCATCAACAGCCCGATCACTCTGTCGATGCTATGGGACGCGCTACAAATCATTGCCGGATTAGTGATCATTGGTGTCATGCTGTATATGCTCACTGGGCAACTCCTAGAACTAGCCGCCTTACTAATTTCGATCAGGTGGCCAAGCAAGCACGGCAACGCAACAGTGCTCGAATACATGAAGCGTGATCTCATCAAGTACTACGTTCCAGAGCCGAAGCCTGCGGCGGTTGCAAAAATCGACACAGCGCAACCGCATGTCATTGAGCCCGAGCGGCAAGCAGAGCCCACTTCACTAGGTGTCGCCATCGCTGCACTAGGCATCAAAGCGCTCTACACAGGCTGGCTGAACAGCAAGCCACCGCTCAAGAAGTAAAGCGACCAAAACAAAGCCCCTGCCAACCAACGCCAGCAGGGGCTTTTTCATTGCACCAAGAGATTTAAGCCAAAACGACCTCTAGCACTTATCCATCAAGCGCTAGCAGCTATCAAAACTGATTACTTGAAGGTCATCATCAGCGTGCCGGGTGGCAGGCTGGCGGCGGGCTTCTGGGTGGTGTAGACAGGTTGGGTCACCTGCTTTTCGCGGTGCTGGGCGCGTTGGGTCAGACGCTGGGTGCAGGCTGTGGCCAGAGTGGCGAGCTGGGCGTCGGTGGCTGAGAGAACCTCACCGCTGGCGATGCGCTCGGGCAGTGCGTTGAAGGAGACGATCATCTGATCGTCGGCTATGGGCTGGGCATGGGGCACGCTGGGCTGGCCTTCGCGGTCGTAGCCCAGGTTGAGCAGGTAGCGGAAGTGGCGCCAGTCGGTGTTGTCTGCGGCCATCACGGCGTCGAACACGGCCTGCGTGACCTGGGCTGCGGCCTGTGTCGCCAGACGCTGGGCAAGCTGGATGCGCTGCGGGTCTTGCGCGGGCTTTTGCAGCTCTGCCTCCATGCGGTTGAAGGCGGCGATATAGGCCAGCTTCCAGCGCAGCGCCTCTTTGCCGGTAAAGCCCATTGCCAGCAGCATGAAGCCTTCGCGGGTCATGCGGTAAACAACATCCTGCCGGGTTGCGCCCTGCATGTTGGCTGCGCCTTCAATTCGCGTGTCAACGCAGGTCTGCGCAAAATTGCGCGCATCTGGCTCTGGCAATTCAGAAACCAAGTTTTTGATAGCGCGCATCACGTCACGATGGCGCTTGCCAAAGAACTGTGCGACTTGAATGCTTGTGGTGGTGACGATGCCGTCGTGAATTGAAAGCTCGGGGCGAGCAGATACGGCAGTTACGGACGAACCAGTGGTGATGTCAGCCATGACGGGCTCCTGTGCGACAAGTGTTTGAACCCATCGCCTCAGCCGCCAAGCAAAGGTGATGGACCGTGCAGGGTTGGCGGACCGGACACAGGACCGGCACACCCTTGCGGGTGTCCCCACACGGCCCACCGTAAAGCGGAGCCATGCGCGCGCAGGCATGCTCATAAAAGCAAAAAGCCGCAGACCATGAAGTGATGGCGCGGCTGCTGCGCCTGTGTAGTTCCGGGCCGCCAAGCCCAGATCACGCTTACGGGCGTGATGACCCAATTCTAACTTGAATTTTGCAGAAATTGATCATTTAAAAGCTAATGAAAAACCATCTTCCAAGCTATCCATTAGCCCATGTGTTGATTCCTCAATATTCAGAATGAAATCAGAGTCTGGAGCAAGTTTCTCTCGTGTACTTGATTTGAATGGATCACTTGTTATGGCTTCAAAAAAAACTCCGCAGCATTTAACTGATTTTTCAAACGGAGATCCATCACATCGTTTAACTCTACCATTTAAGCGTTCAACACGCGAAACTATTCGATAGACTTCAAATGCAATTTTGGATGACTCAGAAACGTCATTTTGTGGATCTACTGGCTTAGTGTAGTATTCTCGACATGAATCAGCTAACTCACTTGCCTTCTTGCAGATAGCATCTATTTCAGACCTTGTTTCTTTTCTTTTCTCTCTTAGGTTACTTTGGCTATTGTTTAAAAACCATCCGACCACCACAAGTAACCAAGCTACAACAACAAGATGATCTTTATATGCAGCAAAAAATGAAACTTCTTCTGAATTCATAAGACCCTATTTATTTTTTAAATTTATTTTTAGGGTCTAATATATGGGACCAAGCCTTATTAGTGAATGTTTCAATTCTTCCAGAAATAGTAAGCTTATCCTTTATTTCATCAACCGATAATCCCGCCTCTCTAACCAAGCCACCGAAAGCCTCGTCCAAAAATGATGAGCCCAAAGTCAAAACTCCATCTAAATTAACTTCCACCGCCCCCGATTTTAAGGCAGGAACGAGTAGCTCCTCTCTAAATAGCTGCCCAGAAAATGGACCATCTTCACGATGCCGCCCAGAAGGGCTACGGGAAAAATCCTTGGCGATAACTATTAGCTTTTTCATTTCTCATCCTTTGGAAATTTAATTATCCAAATAATCAAAGTCCCATTCAATCGGTTTCCAAGGTGAGCTGTATGCTGTTCACCGTGATATCGATACATGCCCCTATTACTCATAATTCCAAGTTCACTGTTCTTGTATTTTTTTGTAAATTGAAGCATTTCAGATAGTCCTCGACCTCTGTAGGGCAAACCCGTTCTTGTTCTGCCGCCTACCGCAGCAGTTATCAACTCAACATCCGCACGAGCAGTGTCTTTGGAGCGAACTCCCAGCAACACCTCTTGAACCTTTGGCTTCTGACGAACTGTTTTAGGGATAGTGAGGCCACGATCATGAAGTGCAATAAAAATATTATTTTCAGAAACTGTAGAAAATATCCACCATGGCTTCGAATCTCCAGTCTGATAGGCATGATTCCCAACATTGACCATTGCCTCGCTAATACAGCCACCTAATTCAATTTGCTTTTCTTCCCCTAGAATTGATCTTAATTCAAGAAAAAAGTTCTCCATAGAACTTGTATTTTCTTCAACTTGGCTATTATTGTCATTTTGATGTAAGTAGTGCCAACGCAGAACATCGCTATGAGAGGACTCTTTTCTCGTTTCGAGCCCCAATTTACCAAGCACACCGACATGCGATAGCATCTGCTCGACCAAATCTACGCTCGGATAGTTTGCCGAAACTTTCTTCGGATATTTTTTTACCCATTCGTCTACCCATCCCATGAGAATGAGTACACCACAAGGGTATAGGTGTTCTAATTTTCGAAAATCAATCTTTACTGACTTTCCGTTCAATAGATGATTATTTATTTTCTCAAAAAAACTCTCAGTTTCTCTTCTCTGACCAGGTGGCGCATAATATTTAAGGTGGACAGGTGCGGTGCGCACTATTGGCGACAAAAGCACCGCCCGCGAAACCATTACCCTATTCTTTTTTGCCGTGATATAGCCACAAAATCTCTTATCTTTTTTTAATAATGCGCGCTGTCTCCTAATAAGCCAATCTAGTCTTCCCCTCGATATTTTTTTCATTTTTTAGAACTTAGTTTAAAAATTAATAAAAACTTCCTTCTATTGTAGGCGAACACTACAGTCAACTGGTGCGCTATACCCGTCAGAGTCAGTCGCTTCTAGCACTCAGCAGTTCGCCCTGCCTCAAAAAGCACTTTTAAAGGGCTCTTGCCTTGCGGTACTCCATCCTGAAGGATCCGCTGCACCTGTCTCACACTAAGACCAAACCTACGCGACAGCTCAAGAGCATTGCACCCATCGAAGCTGGCACGTATTTCCTGGGCCACACGCTCGCGCTCCCTCACCCGCTCATTGCGCACATAGACATTGAGCCCACCTAGCCGCTGCACATAGCGGCGCACCAACTCTTCCGTCAAGTCCTCTACCCGCTCCACACCATGGCATAGCGCGGCGGCGGCCAGTTCCTCGCGCAGCACGGCAATGGGGTCCAGTTTGTTGTTACTGGGTGCGGGAGGGGTGGAGTTTGGGTTCTTCTTGTTCATTGTTTTGATCGCTGGTTGCGCTTGCGCTGCTTGGGCTTGCATTGGTTTTTTATTAATAGAGGCTCATGGGGGCGAAAAGCTCGTCGTCATCGCTTTCGCGTGATGTTTTGGCCCGTAGTGGCGTGGCATCTGCCCTTGACTGCTCTGGCTGGGCAACTTGAGCCGCGGTGGTGTTGAAGAGGTCTTGCGGGGGCTGCACGGTTTGCTCCAGCTCCAGCCAGCGGGCATCGGGCCATTTATGGATGCCAAGGCACATGGCGGCGTGCAGGGCGTAGTTGCGGCAGTCCAGCACCTCATTGCGCGGCCTGCGCTTGACCCAGCGGTACACGTCTTTGCCGTTGACTTTGACCAGCACGCGCTGCTCTGCGGTGAGTTGTTCGTACCATTCGCGCGGCAGCTTTTGGCTGGTGTGCACGTAGCCGGGGCCGGGTTTGTCAATGGCGAGCTGGCCCAGCAACAGGTCTTTGGCGCTGTCCACACCCACCAGCCAGAGCTTGATGCCGTGCGATATCTTGCGGCCACGGTAATTGACCTCTTGCAGACTGCTGGGGCCAACGATGTTGCGGTTGTCGTTGTTGTCGCCCTTGATGGCGCGCAGGCCGGTGAGCTGCCCTTGCGCGCTGCGCACCCAGTTGTAGACGGCCTGGGTCTGGTCGGAAGAGTCGATGCTGATGGCAGACAGCCCCAAGCTGCCGCCGTGCCAGGCCTGCACGTAGCGCTGCTGCAGGTATTGGGTGACGGGCTCCCAGTCGGCTTCGCTAGCGGGGTTGCCTTGAATGATGTGGTGGGTAATGGCCCAGCTTTCCAGCCCGCGGCCCCAGGCCCAGATGGCGATCTCCCAACGGTCGCGCTGCACATCGACCCCGGCGGTGAGCAGCAGCGCGCCGGCGGGCACGCGGCCCAGGGGGTAGTCTTCGGCCCGGGCTTGCAGGGCGTGTTCGTCGCTGCTGTCGCCTTTCAGCTCCCAGGTCTCGCCCAGGGTTTCGTTGGTGAAGCCGGTCATGGGCCCGACGTCGCCCGCCTGCAGGGCGCGGTGGGCTTTTTCAAACTCATCGACGATGCTGACCCAGGTGCGCTGGGGGCTGTAGGCGGCCCAGACATGCACGCCCAGGGTGCGCGGCGGGCGGCAGGGCTGGCCCGCAGCATCGCGCCAGATGCGGTCTGCGCCATAGCGGCGGCCGGTCTTTTTGCAGACCCAGGTGCCGGTGAGCGGCCAGCCACCGGGCAGGTAGTCGGCCTGGGTGATTCTCTCTAAGCAGTGGGGGCAGACGTGGTGCACGCTGGCGGGCTGGCCTTTGACCCATTTGAAGCCGTAGGGCAGCTCTTTGCTGCCCCAGACGAGCGGGTGCTCCGCGCCGCAGCGCGGGCATTCGATGTGGTACTGGACGTAGGCGTCGGATTCTTCGCAGGCGCGCTCTACATGGCACATGCCTTTGACGCGGGGCGTGCTGCCGCCGACGAACTTGGGGTATGGCGCGCCTTCCAGCCGGCCTTTGGCGAGGCTGCCGGGGTCGCCGGATTTTTCGATGCTCTGGTCAAAGGCGCTCCATTCGTCGAGGATGGAGACGGCCACGGTGATGCGGCGGTAGGCCCGCGCAGCCTTGCCGCCCAGCAGGTGCAGCACGCTGTCGCGAAAGGGCTTGTACTTGATGGTGTCCTCCACCCCCTTGCCTTGGCGGCGCGCAGCCTGCACGGCGGCCACGCCGTCAAGCACGGGCTCGATCTCGCTCTTGACGTAGCTGTCGCGGTCGTCGTCGGTGGGCTGCCAAAGCGCCTGTTTGCGGCGGCGGTGGGCGATGTTGTAGGCGACGAAGGCGGTGATCATCTTGGTGTAGCCCACGCGCTTGCTCTTTTTGACGGCCAGCTCTTCGATGCGGTCGTCGCTCATGAAGTCGAGAATGCCGAGCTGAAAGGGCCAGCCGACCCAGCCGCCCTTCTGGTGGCTGGATTCGCCCGCCAGCAGAAAGTGCTCGGCCGCCCATTCGCTAAGGGTTTGCGGTACATCGGCCCGCAGGCTGGACAGGCCCAGCGCGGCGGCGGTCTGGATGGCGGCCATGGCTTCCGGGCTGAAGGGTGCACTCATGCGGCGTCGCCCTCCTCATCGGCACCTGCTCTGATATCAAGTGTTGCGGTCTCGTCTATGTCGAGCTGCGCCATGGCTTCGACCTCTTTGTTGACCAGTTGGCAGGTGGAGCGGATCCATTCGTTGCGCGCGTCGGCCATGATGCGCAGCACGATCAGCAACACCTCTTGCGGCAGGTCCGGGCAGGCCTTGCGCACCTGGCCTTCGAACTGGTCCATGCGATCGACGATGGCGGAGCTGGCCAGGCCGAGCACGTCGGCCAGAATGCCGATGGGCGCGTACTCGCCACGGGCGACAGCGTTCTTCAGCTCCTGCGCCTCGCGCTGGGCCTTGGCCAGGCCGGCGCGTTCTTGGACTAGGTCGAGGCCCAGGGTCTCGCCGATCCGGCCCGCGGCCTGGTCGCGCAGATGTTCGCAGTAGCCCACCAACCAGGCGTGCACGTTATCGCCACGGGTCATCACGCCTTCGCTCATGCGCTTGCTGATGCTGGCTTCGCTGACACCCACCATCTGCGCAAATTCTGCTTGCGAAACGATAGCACCCAAATAAGGCAGAACCTTCACTTAACCCCCTTAGTAAACTCACGCAACAGTCCGACAACGCGGCTCGAATTACCCGCTTCAGAGCTGGCTGGGAAGGACCCGCGGCCCTCAATCTGCCTGTTTTTTGTGCAGCGCACCATCAGACCTTCACCTCCAGGCCCAGGGCCATCCGGGCCGACCTGCCCGAATACATCGAGATGCTGGTGTCGCCGCCCTCCATGCGGGCCACGATGCGGCGGGCCCAGTCCTTGCCGTCGTTGCGCTCTTGCAGGCTGACCTTCACGGGCTGCGCTGCCACTGGCGCAGGCAAGGCAGGCAGGCCCTGCTGCTGGGCATAGGTCTGGCGCGGCATCACGGCATCGCACATCTGCTCGAACTGCGGCAGGTTGGGCGGGAAGTCCGCATGTTCGGCAGCCAGGCGAGAGGCGGCCAGCTCCACCACCGTGCCGGGAAAGCGCGACAGCTTGGCATCCCAGACCTTCATGGCCGAGATCGCGCCCTTGTCGTGCTTGCCAGCCATCTGGCCCGTGGCGAACTTGCTGGTGAACAGGCTGCCGTACGAGCCGTGCAGCAGCATGAACAGCTTGCGGATCACGAGGCTGACTGCCTGCAACGAGGCCTCAGCAGCCTCCTCAGCCGTGTCGCGATAGGCCTGCGGATCTCGCATGGCGTGGTCTGCAAAGGTGGCGATGTTTTTCATTCCCAAACTCCGTCGAAGATGGCTGCGGCTGCACCGGCATGCTTGTGGCTGTTGGCTGGCAAACGACCGCCCGATGGCTGTGCAGCTGGCTTGAGCCACGCGGCCTGCAGCCCTTGCGAGCCGCGTATGCACCACAGCTGCAGGAAGGCCTCCAGCGTCATGCCGGCCTTTGCCGCCTCTGACCGAGCGCCGTTCACCACGGTCTCCGTCACCGGTGCCCGCTTGACCTTGCGCAGCTGCTGCCAGTCGGCCCAGGTCTGGTCGGTCACGTCGTCGGGCTGAACAACAGGTCCTGCGCGCTGTTGCGCAGGTATGTTGGTTCTTTGATGGTTCCTATTACGGTTCAATGATGATTTGGGTGCGCCTCCTGCACCCCTGGGGTGCGCCTCCTGCGGGGGTACAGGTGCGCCTGGTTCACCACCTGGTGCGCCTGGTGCGGGGGGTGCGCTATCTGCGGGGGGTGCGCTATCTGCGGGGGGTGCGCCATCTGCACCACCCACCTTGTTCCGGCTGCGAGCCGATGGCGCTTTCGTCGGGTCAAAACGTGAGGGCGTGATGGTGTAGCTGGTACTGGCGTTCAGGCGATATTCCCGAAACACCAGACCGACCTTCTGCAGCCACGACAGCGCCTCTTGCACCGCGCGTTCCGACAGGCAGGTGCGCCGGGCAATGGTTCCGACGCCGGGCCAGCACACGCCGTCGTCGTTCGATTGATCTGCCAGCGATATCAGAACCGCCTTTTGTGCAGCAGACATGCCCTGCATAGGCCAGCAGGCCGACATGATGATGGTGCTCATACTCTTCTCGTTATCAGGCCAAGGCCGTTTGACGCGCCTTGCAACGCACGGGTTTGATGGTTCGCTGTCGGGTGGACAGGCTGCACATGCGTGCCTCGCCCTCCTCCAGCCTTCCGGCGGCCAGCAGAGCGTTCACCGTGCTGGCCACGCTGCTCAGCTCCAGCCATTCGCCTGTTTGCTCGTTGTGGTAATCGCGCAGCTCGCGGCGGCTCATGTCTCGGCTGCCGTACTGGTGTGCATGGCGCAGCGACTCGTACAGGCGTTCGTTCAAACGGCGGCGCGTCTCGTTGCCCAAGGCCGCAAAGGCCTCGGCACTCGTATCGCGCGCCGTCACAGCGCTGTGGGTTGGTTTCATGGTTGAACCTCCTGATATCAACGCGCACGGCATTGCACCTGCGCTCAAATTCATTGCTTTATTTATTGAAGTCATACGCCTGCGGCCTCGCGCAAGCGGAAGCGGATACGGCGCTCCAGATAGGCCGTGGCGTCGGCACGTTTGGCCACCTTGTCCATGTCAAAGCGCGGCTGGTAGCCACGACCCGGCCGCACAAACATCAGCACCGGACGCACATCGGCGCCGCCTGTGCCGCTGGCCGCCCAGATGCCGGGAGCCAGGTGTGCCGTGCGCTCGTCCTGCTCGCCCTTCTGGGTAATGCGTGGGCCGCCGCGTGTCTTGCCATAGGCCACGAAGTAACGCCGGCCTGCCTGCTTCTTGGTGCCGCGATGCACGCGCAGATAGCCCTTGGCGCTCATGTTGGCCTTGTAGCCCTGCTCGCCAAACGCCTGGAAGTAGCTGATCAGCTGCACCAAAAACGGTCCGCGCAAATTGCCCTTGCCGTCATCACTGCCGGGGTACGGCCCACCCCGGTCATCGCTGGGAATGGCCGTCTGATAGCCGGCCGGCAAGATGCCCGCACGCTTGAGCGCCACCTCGCTGCGCTTGTCGCGCCGACGGCCGCCCCAAGTCTGGGCATCCAGAATCTTTTGCGGATCGATCCCCTTGCCGCCCATATAGGTCGGCTCGATGGTCACGCTCAGCTTGACGGCCGTGGCCATGCGCACAAACGGACTGCGCAAGATGTAATTGGTCGGCCGGTCGAACACCGCACGCATCTCGTCCTGCATGGCACGGCGGATCTCGAAGCCCGTATCGTTCAGCGCCTTGGCATAGGCCTTGGCGGCCTGTGCGCCCGTCAGGCCGTGGATCTGCCGCAGCAGCTCCGCCTGGTTCAGCACCCGCGTGCTCAGCTGGATATGCATATCAGCCCTCCTCCACTGGCGCCGGCACGCGCGCTGCCGCCGTGACCAGCAGCTGGTTCAAGGCAGATATCAGCTCGTTGTAGCGGTACTGCAGGCGCTTGATCTCGTTGCGGCTCACCATGGCCTTGCCACCACGAAAAGCGTCTGCCGCTGCGGACGTGAACTCGCCCACCTCCTGCTGCAGGGCCACAAACGCCTCCACCGGGTCGCCCGCAGCCTGGTCCGGCAGCGCGGGCACGCAGGTGTAGCCCAGAGCCGCCGCCATAGCGCGCAAGATAGCCGGGTTGCCCGCCATCACCTGTAGCGCCACAGATTCGCGCAGCGTAAGGTGGTGCGTCGTGTTGTTCGGGTTGAGCTTGTTTTGCAACGTGTTGGCGCTCACGCCCATGCGCTCAGCTAGCACTCGCACACCGCCGGGATGTTTGTGCGCAATCAGATAGGCCGCATCCGCAACATCGACTGGTATTGGCATGTCGGCCTGAGCATCCAATTCGCCATTGTTTGTGTAGGGAGGAAAAGAGACACTGCTTCTCATGACCACACCTCACTTCTCAGGCGCATCGCTGACGGCCGCCGCGCAGACAGCCAAGCAAACTCCCATCGCCCCCACACCCGAGTGGGCCCAGGCCATGGAGCTGCTGCTGCAGCAAATCGTCTTCGTCCTCGACGTCGAAGGCCGCGACAGCTTCACCGCCCGCAAGGTTGGTCGCTGGAACAACCAGTGCATCCACGAAATGCTGCGCACCGGCAGCGTGCCCATGCCCGTGATCGAGGAGCTGCAGCGTGTGGCGGTGCGGGTGCTGACGTGACAGCTTGTGCTGGCAGCCAAGCCCCGCACGCCAAGCTTGCGGCGACGGCGAGAGATTCGCTCAACCATGAGTAGCCTCCTGGCCAGCTTGATGCTGAGAGATTGACTTCGCAAACGGAGGAGGTAAGCCCTCCACGTTTCGACGAGTCCATGCAGCGAGAACACGGTCAGCGATCTTGTCGCTGAGGACCTCGGGCCACTTGTCGACGGCCTGGTAAGACACCCCCAAAGCGGCAGCCACTTCTCGAGTGGAGCCGCCGAGCATTTCTATGGCCTCTGTTTTTCGGATCGTCATGCCTCAATCTTAACCTTAGTTAAAGAATGAAAGCAACCATAGTTAGTATTGAATCCGCCATGATTTCAACCATGGTTGATTACAAAGAACGCATAGAGAAGGCGATGAAAGCCGCCGGTGTAGACATCACAGAGCTTGCGAGGTCTGTTGGCGTGTCATATCAGGCTGCGCGAAAAGTCCTCGAGGGCGAGAGCAAGGCATTCACTGCCGAGAACAATGCCAAGGCCGCTGCACGCCTGAATGTGTCGTCGGACTGGCTTGCGACCGGCATGGGCGACATGGCACGCAATGCAGGCGGCATTGTTTTCTCGGAAGAAAACGAAGACCTGATACGCATCCCCCTGCTGGCCAACAGCGGCAGCATGGGCAAAGGCAATGACACGCTTGATGCGGACTATGTGGTGGGCGACTTGGCCCTATCCGCACACTGGATCAACCAGTACATCAAGCCCGGCAACATCCAGGAGTTGAAGTTCATTCACGCCCATGGCGAAAGCATGTCACCCACTTTCAGTGACGGCGACGTGCTGCTGGTCGATGTGGGCTCGCGCGACCCTGCCAGCCACGAAGGCGTTTACGTGCTCGATGTACACGGCCAGACCTACATCAAGCGCGTACGCATGCGCATGTCAGGCACGTTGGAGGTCAGCTCGGACAACCCCAACATCAAGACCGTGGATGAACTGAACGGCGATCACCAGGTACGCGTGCTGGGTCGCGTCGTCTGGGCATGGAATGGCCAGAAGCTATAG